TAATTCGCTTACCCGGTGAACCAGCAGTAGCTAATAACGAACCCATACTACATGCCTGTCCAGTCACGATAGTAGATACATCGGGCTTGATGAATCGCATAGTATCGTAGATTGCCATTCCAGCGGTTACTTCACCTCCACCAGAGTTGATATACATAAATATGTCGGTTTCTGTATCTTCGGCCTCTAAAAATAGCAATTGAGCTACCACAACATGGCTCATTTCAGTGTGAATAGAACCATTTAAGAATATAATTCTTTCTTTCAATAGCCTGGAAAAAATATCATAACTTCGTTCAGAAGTGGCTGTTTTTTCTATTACAAATGGAATCATTTATTTTTCTCCTTGTGTTCCTTATTCAAAGATATCATCAAAATGAGTGTTATTTGATGATCCAGTGGATGATTGATTTGATTTTTTGTCCGATTTTTCGCCGTGTTTTGTCGCGTGTTCAATTCGTGCTGTTGCTATTTCAAAATAGCTTTCATCTCGCTCAATTCCTATAAAATTAAATCCTTCTAACACGGCGGCTTTACCGGTTGAGCCGCTGCCCATAAATGGGTCAAGCACTGTGCCGTTTGGTGGTGTAATCAATTTACACAGATATCTCATAAGACTGGTTGGTTTTACAGTGGGATGATTGTTTTTAGTAAGCCTTAGCTGTGGTTGATCCTTACCATCTCTGGTATCATTGCCGCCTTCTAAACTGCCCCCAAGAACGTCTGGAAAGTCATCTAAACCTTCATTTCTGTCTTTCTTACTTGCCTTAGCGCAATAGAAAAATCTTGCTGCTGAACCGTGGTCTGTGCGAGGAATCAATTTGCCACGACGCATAGGAGTAATGTTACCTGCCTCGCCGGTTTTGGCATTACCGTTTCCAGTTCCACTGGCAGTTTCTGGGAATAATCCGATTACTTCGTCGCTGCCATCGTGTATAAAGTTTGCTGGGAATCTTCCCAGTGGAGATCCAAATACTTGTGGTTCCCTGTCCTCGTAATATTCATCTTTTCGGTTCCCCCATTCAACACCAGAATTTACTCTTTGCGTCTTGTCATTTGTAACGACTCTACACCCATCAATATTCAACCCACCTGTTCCGTGTGTCAATACATTTTGAGCAACAGTTCCAATAAGTGGTTTTCTTGCAACACAAATAGGTTCATGTGCTGGTTTAAGTGCGGTTCCCCAGCCATCCCATTGTTTTGCTTCATCTGTTGCGGGTGCAGTTATTTGAATAATATTCTTTGCATCATCAAGGCTATGACCAGAATATACTGATGGTCTATATCCTTGTTCTGCATTTGTTTTGCTTATGTGTGCCATACCACCACTATTAGTCTTAACTTCATGTAGTACCTCGCGTTCTGCGCCAGCCGCTTTATCAATTGCTTTGCTTACATTCAGTGATTTAGGGAAACCGCTGTTTCCAGTAACGAACACTTGCCCATTTCTACGTGCAACAAATGCCCCCGTTGATACCGTCGGGCAAAATACATTGCCTTCGTAGTTTATTGTGGTGATATTGGCCAAAGTGGTTGAATAGGATGCCCCGCTTCGTATTTCTTGTGATCCTTGTTCGTCGCAAATAACATCAGGTTGGATATGTCGTTGTTCATCGGATTGTGGTCTATATGATGAACACATTCCTGTCGTGTCAATGGTCGTTTCATTTCCATTGCCACCTTCAACCGATATTCCAGAACGTATCCGTCCTTCCGAGACATTGTTATGTATTCCGTTGGGCACCGAATATACTTCAACTTCGCTTGTTGATAATACCCCTTCTTTGACCGATAGGTTATCCCACCCTTCCACGATGGATTGGTGTCCCCTGTCATCCGATCCACTAAACTGTCCTTGCTCTCCTGTGTCCAACAAGAATGTCCCTTGTGAGCATGTTTCTTCCATTCCTCGCCACGATATACTCCGTTGCACTCCCTGCTGCAATATTTCTGTTGTTGCTTCTGGTACGACAAAAAAATCGTCTGACAATGTTGGCACTCTTTCCACACCATTGAGGTTTTCTGCTTGGATGAATACGAGATTTCCATCTCGTTCAACAAGGCAACGGTGGTTTCTACTGACGATTTGGTCTGTTGAATCCGACTTAATTCGGTAGGCGGTATCATTGTTGATTTTATAATCAAACCACCCTTGGGGTTTTTCCCATTTGTAAATGTCTCTTTCAGTATCATAAATCATAATCTCCGTATCTGTATTTATGATTGTATGGTACTGACACCACCCACCTCTGGTTAATACTTCCGAATCTTCGGATAAACATCCGTACACCCACATGATCTGATCACGAATTTCAAATCCTGCGTCCTCTATAGCAACCGTCATTCGGTGGTAGGTTCTTGACCCACTAAATGCCAGTAAATGTCCACCGGGTTTTAGCACTCGTAAACATTCTTGCCACAGTTCAACATTGTAAGCAATTCCGCTTGCGTCCCAAGATTTTCCCATAAACCCAAGTTCATACGGTGGGTCAGTTACAATGCTATCAACGCAATCATCTGTCAATTTTTTTAATTGTTCTAAACAATCGCCCAACATTAAATTCACGATTCTGTTCCCTCTGATTCTTCTACGCAAAACTCAACTGATTCTTTAGTTAGTGAACGTAGTACATCTTTTTCAGTATATAACCTACGAACAACATCCTCAAGACTCTTATATTCATTAACTGAGATATGTCCTTGCGCTCCCTCAGCCAAAAACACCATGTCCCAATAATTTTTGGCAGACAAAAAGATATTGGCCGCTATAATCATTTGATTTTTATCTTCTTTGTCTTTTGTACCAGATGCAAAAACAGCAGCAGAATTCATTGCTTCGGTCAATACAACTGAGCATATTCTCGCTCTGCCAAATTTCGTATATTTTTCAATTTCCTGAGACAAAGATGCGGTTGATATACAAATCAATCCGCATCCTATAATGTGTTTAATTTTCATTTATTAGTGATAGTAGTAATTCACGATGATGATACACCGTTCCACTCAAGTATATCACCAACAATCCGATGTTGACAAGAAAAATGTTGAAATCTCTCACTCGCCATGCCCACAACGCATACAACAATGCACCAAAATTACTGATGTAGATATTAAGTGGGGCTATCTGAAATGCAGTCAGAGTAGCCCCAATCAATGCAACAATCAAACCAAAATTTTTAATTACGCTATTAAGCATAATCAAAATCTTCTAATGATGCTGCATAAGCATGTTCAAGAAAATCAATCTGCCATTGAATTTCTTGGAGAGATTCTACTGTGAGTTCTTCGGATTCAAATTGCTCATACAATGAATTCAGTTCGGTCTTGATAGAAGCGTTGTCTGAAATAATCATCTTCGGTTCTCCGTGGTTGGTGTTGATGATGAGTGAATTATACACGCAAACCAAAAGATGTCAAGTGTTTTTAGCTCTTCAACAAAGATTTCACGTTCTTCATGGTGTCCATGAGGATATTTTCTGCCCCATCTAATTCAGAGAATAATTTCCCAATATGATCAACAACAACCCACTGAACTTTAGGATATGAGCGTATCACTTCGCTGACCAAATTTCTATAATTGGTTAACTTAATTCCCAACGTTGCATCATCTTCAGTGCTCCAATCAAATCCATATAATATAACAATATCAGATGATACACTGGCTAAGTGCATTGCGATTATTTCTTCGTGATTGATGACATCATGTTGAAATTCACCGTGGAAATAAGTTACTTTAGGTAATACGCCAAATTTCTCTTCGCACTTTACCGGAAGATAAAGCATATTGGCTACCTGATTGAATCGTTTTCTTATTAGCTTATCTGCCTCAGACGAATCATAGCAAATGATATTATCAGTTTTACACGTATGCCATGTTTTCCAACTACCCCAAAATTGTCCGCTTGCTTTTAGCGCAGCAACATCCTCGGTTGGGTCCATGACTGTATCGTTGGCGAATACCCAATTTATTTTCATTTTACGATCAACGCTGTCCAATTTTCTGAAGGAGGGGTTTCTGTAAATTCAGCAATACGACGCTTAATATCATCGTAAAAACTGTTTACTTCTCCGCTCCAAAATCCATACAATGATTCTATACATTGCAAGCAATCGTCCCACTTTTTTTCTTTATACGCTTCAATCATGTCTTTATGTAATTCACTCATTTCTGCATTGAGTGACATTTCCTCAACAGGAACTGTTTCAATGACGCAAAAAGCGGTAGATGGTTCTGGTTTATCCTTAAACAAAAATGTATCAAGTTCAAGAATGGTGTACTTAGTTGACAGACGTTCTGCTGATTCGTGTCCAAAAATTATATTCATGCGTTCTCCGATAAGATAAATACAGTATATTTATATTATTTTAAACCATGACAACAATTATATTCATGGGTCTCCGATGATTATAAATAGTGTTACTATTATTTAGCGCCTAAAACAATGACACTTTACTTTCTATACGTAAAAACTCATAATAAAACCGGATTGAAATATCTAGGGTACACAACACAAGATCCAATGCTGTATAAAGGTTCTGGGGTATACTGGATGAAACATCTAAAAATACACGGGGCAGATATATCCACAGATGTTCTAATGACTTTTTCTTGTACATCAGCATTGAAGCACTGGGGTGTGTATTACAGTGATTTATGGGACGTTGTCAACAATCCAGTATGGGCAAATTTAAAACGAGAGGAAGGAGACGGCGGGAGAATGTCCGACACATCACTTGACATAGTTCGAAAAAAACTAACAGGAAGAAAAAAATCAGAAGAACATAGGAAAAAATTAAAAGGCAATAACAAGGGAAGAAAACATTCACCAGAAGCTAACGCTCTCAAAGGAAGACCAGGAGAGTTAAATGGCATGTATGGCAGGAAGAGAACAGAGGACGAAAAGGATAAAATAAGACGGACAAGAGCATTGCGGACACCAGAACAAAATAAAAAATCTTATTCTAGGGTAAAGAGTCAAGAAGAAATTGAAAAAACGAA